AAAAAATTATATTGGATTAAAAAAGAATTTAATATCAAAAGATGTATTAGTAAACGATCTTAATCAAGATGGTCATATAGATACTTATTATCAAACTCAACAATTTTTAGGAATTACCGTAACAACTTATATGGCAGATGGTTCTATATTTGGTACGGCTGATTATGAATTACCATTAGTATTAACTGATTTAGGGTTTGGGTTAGATAAAAAAAATGTTGCAGTTGATCCACCTCATACATATACAAAAATACAATCTGTATTTTTTATTACCAATTATGATAATCCTACTTTAAAAAATGAAGTTGAAATTAATGTAACTTCTGCCGATTTAAATGGTAGTAAAAAATTAAAAATTGGTGATTCTATTGATATTTCAAATACAAACAATAGTTCATCTGATTTAACTATATCGCTTAATGGGTTTTCATCTTTTAATTTAGTTAATATAAGATGGCAATATGCTAATAAATTTGATAGTAATAGTACCTTTAATATTGCAGATTTTAACATATTAACATCTGATAATGTTGGTATATTATCTAGTTTAGATTTTAATTCTAATATTATAGTATTATTAGAAGTAACACCAAATACATTAAAATATCCAACATTAAATTTAAGTAGTGATAATGTTATTTATAATGTTGCAGAAAGTGTTTTTGCAAATAAAACAAGTAAAGTATTTAATATTGATTGTAATGTAAACAATGCAGATTTCATTAAGATAAAAACTCCATATAGAGAATTTACACAAAATGTAAGTAATAGTATTGGTTTAGAATTACAAAATGATTTTCAAAATAACGAAGGACAATTTAAAGTATTATTAACTCCATATTCAAATTTATATGGTGATGGTGTTACACAATCAATTATTTTAACAATTAATAAAATATTTGATACACCTATAATTGATAAAATAGATTATCCAACTTTAGTTACAATTCCAGTTTATAGTTTTGGTGATATTAATTTTACAATATCATTTGAAACTTATATAGGAACTAATGTATTAGTATATCATTCTACGGAAGATGATTCTAATTTATTTGGTAAATTTAATGCAAATGATAAAATAATACTAAATTATAATTCAATAAAATCATTTAATACAAATGCTATATTGGATGTTTTATTAGTACCTTATAATGGAAATATTAAAGGTGAAGTAGAAAGAATTAATATTAGATTTGATGATCCAGGATTTTATGTATCTACACAAAACTTAAAAGATGAATTATTTAATGCAATTGCATCTCAAATAAAATTAAATTTAAACAAATCTACTTATTTAAATCATATTGCATCATTTGATACAGATGATAAACAAATTATCATTTCAAACTGGGATACTGATTTAACTACGTTTACTAAATTTAAAACAGATACATTAGGAAATAAAGTTCCTGATGGTGAAATAAATAAAAGTGTAGTATTAAAATTATATGAACCTTTACCTAGTAATATTAATAAAAATAGTACACTATGGGTTTCTGAATTAAATTCTTTACCTATACTACAATCAGTTATTATTACCGGTAATTCTAATGAAAATTGTATATCGTTAAAACCTGCTAATTTTAACATAGATGTAGATTTTGTTAAATCACAATCTACAGGCTTTGAATCTTATGATATTTTATTGGGTAATGACTTAACTAGTTCTCAACAATTAGTAGATAAATATTTAGTAGAAAATTTTATTGATGTAAAGGGTATCAACATTGATTATACTGATTTTGCTAATTTTGTAAAGTATAGTAGTGCAGTAGAAAGGTTATCAAATTTTAAATACAAAAAAGATTTGATAGATTACTATGATAATAAAATTGAAACTTTATTACCATCTGCTAGTGTATTACCAACGGTTCAATTAGATGTTAATTCATATCAAACAAAAAAATCAACATTAATAAATGGATTTGATGGTTGGGAAAATTATTTACAATCAAATGTATTTACTGGTTCAATTTCATTAAATAATGTATTATTAAATGAATACGATGTTTATTTAGAAAATGCTAAAAATTATGATAGTTTTAATAAAAATTCATTAAAACAAAACATACCATTACATATTGTAGATGATAACGGAAATTTAGATTTCTTATTGTTTTTAGATATGATTGGTAATTATTTTGATATTATTTGGGCTTACATTAAAGGTATGAGTGACCAAAAGAAAATATCAGAAACAAATTCCGATGGTATTGAGGATAAATTATTATATCAATATCTTGAATCATTTGGTTGGGATGCAAAAAATCTTAATTCTAATAAACAACTTTGGAGTTATGTATTTGGTTTAAATGATAATGGTGAATTACCGGTATATGATACAACATATATGCCGGAAGATAATAAAAGAATTACACCTGAACAAGCTACTAATCAAGTTTGGAGAAGAATTGCAAACAACTTACCTTATTTATTAAAACATAGAGGTTCACATAGAGGTATAAATGCATTATTGACTTGTTATGGTATACCTTCATCTAATCTTTCAATAATAGAGTTTGGTGGCCCGAACATAGATTCAGTAGAAGATTCTCCTAAATTTATATATAATAGTTTAACTTACAATTTAGTATTTGATAATGTAAATGCAAGTTTAGAAATACCATTTAATGGAACACCTAAACCACAAGCTATTGAATTTAAAATAAAATTTGATAATTTTGCAGATTATAGTATTATAAATTCTGCTGGATTTACATTAGGTATAGTAAGAGATACGGCTCCTTCTAATATTCCAAAAAGCTTTGGTTATTTAAAAATAAATGGAATATCTACAAATACATCTTATCCATTTTATGATGGTAATTATCATAGTATTTTAATAAACAAAAATGGAAATAATTTAACCATTTATGCAAAAACTAATGATAAAGATAGAATAATACATAGTAAACAATGGACAGCTAATATAGATGGTAATTTATACGAACAAAGTAATCAAATACAAATTAAAGGATTTATAGGTAAATTAGAAGAATTTAGATTATGGAATACTAATTTAAATGAAAATGTATTTGATAATCACGTTATAATGCCGGAAGCTATTAATGGTAATACCTTATATAGTTCAACTGAAGATTTATTATTAAGATTAGATTTTGAAAGGCCGCAGGATTTATCATTAACTGGTTCAATAAATAATATTGCACCTAATATAGAATACATTCATTCAATATATACTAATCAGTTTAGTGTAGTATCAAACTATCCTTACAACTATGAAGTATTAGAAAGAGAAGTTGCTTTAGTAATTCCTAATAGTGGAGCAAGTAGATATTATACAAATAAAGTAAGATTAGAATCACAAACTTTAACATCTAACTTATCACCATTACATCGTTCAACAATAAAGGCATTTGAAACGGCACCAATGGATTCTAATAGGGTTGGTTTATTTTTTTCACCTAATAAAGATTTGGATTTAGATATTGCAAAATCTTTGGGTGGAGAATCATTTGATGATTATATTGGTGATCCACAATATGAATATGGATATACAAATTATCCTGAATTGGATGTATTAAGAAACTATTATTTTGAGAGAGTAAGTGAAAGAAATATATATGAATTTATTAGATTAATTAAATTCTATGATAAATCTTTGTTTGTTAATTTAAAGGAGATGTTACCTGCAAGAGTTATTTCTACAACAGGTTTATTAATAGCACCTCATTTATTAGAAAGAAACAAAGTTAAAATAAATAAACCAACAGCAGTTGCTGAAAGTTTAGAAGGCACTGTAATAGAAACACAAATTACAAATTTATTAGGGGATTATAATGTTTTAAATAGTGAATTAAATTTAAACGATAATTTATCAAAAATTTCAGCAATTAATGAAGATTTAGATGTAAATTTAGATACATCAAAAATATATGTATTTGGTGTTGATGATTTAACTTATAATGCTTCAATTGATACTGATTTGGCAAATGTTGCTGGTGCAGAATGGGAAACTTATGGTGGTAAAATTGATTACAGAAGAATAAATAGTTCAATAGTAACTGAATTAGATTTATTAAATGGTGGACAAATTGTAGGTATGGATAATGCTTATACTAATTACGGATTTAATACATATTTTGATAATGGATATGGTAAATATTATTATGAAGAAAATGGTTCTTTTAAGTCTAAACAAATTAGAGCATTTTTTGTAAACAAACAAATCAACACTATTACTCAATTGAATACTGGTTATAGTATTGATGCAACAAATACACCATTCCCTGCAGGCGGTGGTTTTGTAAGATATTTAGATTTAAATGGAATTGAGCAAATTATAACACCTACTGAAAATATTGTGTATAGATTTAATGCATCTCAAATATTAGATGATGAATTAATTTTATGTACATTAAAAAATATATCACTAACTGAAACAAATGTAGTTACCGCATCTTATTCTACTGAATTAGTTATACAAGAATCAGGTTCTACTGCTAATTTAGTTGATGGTTATAACATAATAAGTGTGATAACAGCAAGTGGATATTTACCTTCTCATTATATTTATAAAGGAGAAAAACATACCGGTATTCAGAATTTATTTTACAGAGGTTCTAAACAAACAACGGCTACTACAATAGATGGTAAATCTCCAGTTGAAACATTTGTAACTAATCCAACTACATTAAGAGTTACAGCACAAGGTAGAAGTAATAATGAACCTATATTGGAAGTAAATTAAAAATAATGTAAAGAAAAAATATTTTATATATTTATAAAAGAATAATAAACAAACTATGGCATATTTAGATAACACAACGATTACAGTAGATGCTATCCTTACAAAAAAAGGTAGAGAGAAATTAGCAGCTGGTCAACCATTAAATATTACTCAATTTGCATTGGGTGATGATGAAATTGATTACCAATTATATGATGCAGCACATCCAAAGGGAAGTGCATTTTATGATTATGCAATTTTACATACTCCTATTTTAGAAGCTAGTCCAGATGAAACACAAGCGTTAAAATATAAATTAGTAACTTTATCAAAAGGTACTACTAAAATACCAGTTGTTTCTATTAATGTTGCAAATATTAATGCTAAAACAACAGGTGGTAAATTTCCTATTACTCCTTCAACTTCACCGGCGGGTAATTTGAACGGTGGATATACAGCTGTATTAGGTAATAAAAATGCTGGTACAATTGTAGGTGAAGGTTTATCGAATGTAACAACAACTTCAACTACATTTACAAATAGTGTAACTGCAACAGCAGAAGTAGTTAAAGGTATGACATTTACTTTTATTCCTAATAGTTCATTAACTTCTACATTAACAACAACATTAACTATATTTGGTAACGAAACTGGTGGTAGTATTACTATTCCTGTGACTGTTACTTATGTAGCTACAAAATAATAAATAAACGAATATGGCAACTTTAGGTTCAAATACCGGTACACAATTAACAAACGATTTAGCTACATATCTTAATCAACAAAAGCAAAATGCTAATGGAACATTAGATACAACACAATTAGCAGCAATTATTAATAATTATCTTACAACAGGTGAGAAATTAGTAATGGAAAGTGGTACAACTACAAATTCCGTATACAAACAATTTAATACAACAGATGTAGTACCGGCTAAAAATGAAATAGTAACAACTGGTTTATTTAGTAATGGTAGTGGTAGTTTAACTCAATTTTTTACAAGTTCTATAAGTAATATGGCAGGAAACGGATTAAAATTTTATTCAGGTTCACAGACATCTCCATACTATTATAATATTTATGCTAGTTCTAATACAGCTTCAGTAGCAACTGAATTTTCATTAGGATATGGCCACATTAGTGGTGGTGGTGTTCCTGATACTGCAAATGATCCTAATTCAACATTAGCAACTAAAGCTACATATTTTCAATATAGAACATTATTAACTGAAAACGGTATAAATTTCTTTAATTTTAATGGATACGATTCAAATGATATTTACTTTATTAATTTAAGTAGAGCAAATTATAGAGAAAGAGTTGATGCAGGTAATTGGGAAATTCATCTAAGTGGTTCTAATGGTGTGTATAAATTTATAGATGATAGTGGAGAAAAATTTAATACTGTAAATAGTGGTACAAACGAATTTAATATTGTAAGTGGCACATTAAATTTAGGAACAAATTTACCAGCAACTACTGCCGCTTCTGCTTCATCTAATGGAATGGGATTTGGTAAATTCTATCCTGATTATGGTATTTTTGTATTTAATCCTAATGCATTAGCTAATACGGTTGGTGTAGAATTAAGTGGTTCAAATGCAACTGATGCTTATTATTATCCACAAAATGATTTCTTAGCTGCAGTAAGTGGTGGTGCATATTTTGAAGCAAGAAGAATTGAAAATGTATCAACAGCACATTACTTTGTAAGAGTTAATAATAGAGAGTTTAATTTTTCTAACAATCCTACTTATACTGATGCTACTGGTTCTTTTGTTGAACCTACATTTACAACAGATCCTTTAACATATATTACAACTATTGGTTTATATAATGATGCAAATGAAATGATTGCAGTAGCTAAAACTTCTCAACCAATTGCAAAATCATTTAGTAAGGAATTATTATTAAAAGTTAAATTAGATTTCTAATAAAACGAATATAAATAACAAACCCAACTCAAAAGGTTGGGTTTTTGTTTATTAAGATATTTATATTAGATTATGTTAAAACAAATTCCTAAATCAGATATTAATTATAGACCGTTTAAAGTTTACAAAACATTTACGGTTACTGATATTAATCCTTTATTGGCATATAATCATACAGGTAGTACAGATGTGTTATCTGATTACGAATTACAAGAACAAGGATTATATCATCAATTATATACAATGTATTATAGGGATCCACATAATCCTTTTACATCATATGGAGATATAATACCAATTTCTGAATCTTATAATGATGTTAATATTTCACAACGTTATTTACATGAAACTGCATACGTTTTACCCATACCACAAAAAATGTATGGTGAAAAAATAAAACCTGGATCAATTATATTAACAAGTAATACAATTGAAGAAACATTAATTGAT